CCCGCGAACTCATCCGGCTTTTGCAGCACCGCCGTCTTGAAACACAAGCACTGCACGTGGATCGGCAACCCGATCGTCCCCTTCGGGTAGATGCCCGCACCGTTCTCCCCGCTGGCGATCACGGTATCGCACTCGTCGTCCTGCGGATGCGACGGTGACAGGTTGATCTGCTCCTTCTCAACGAATGGCAGCCTCTGCATGATGCTGTCCGTCGCCATCGCGTGAGCGATCTGTAGCTCGTTGCGCGCCAGTCGCAGCGCATTGTAGGCCACGCCCTGGCCGCGGCATTCCTCGCCGCTCTTCAGCCCGCGCAGATCTCCCGCCGCGATCTCCTTCTTGGTCAGCCTCAGCCGCGTGCTCGTCCAGCGTGGACAATCCGCCCCGCCGCCCAGGTAGCTCTGCAAGTTCTTGGCGATATTCCACGCGCTCCTGCTCGACGCCAAGCCTTCGGCCAGCGCTTGCTTGATCCCCTCTCGCGTGTTGCGATCTAACTTCCAAATGCGCGACGACAATGGGATCCCATCCGTGTAAATCCGCCGACCCGCCGCGTCGAGCACCGCCTGCAGTTGCGGCTGAAATACGTAATCGATGACCATCGCTTCCTGAAAGGTGTCCGCTCGGGCGCCCACGCTTTCGAGCACCGGCAGCGCCGGCCGGACGAATCGCTCGTGCAGCGCGCACAACCCGCCGAACGCAATCGCCGCCGCCTCGCCCCGTAATACCTCGAACTGCCGTTTCCACTCCTTGAACGCCTCCGCCCACAGCGCCTCGATATTGCTCTGCGCCTGGTAATATCCCAGGCCGTCCAGCTTGCCATCTTCGCCCGCCGCCTGCACGATCGCCTTCGAAGCGTCGCCGGCCAGCGTATTCAGCATCTCGTGCGTCTGTCCGGTGAAGAACAGCAGCATCCGCACCATCGCTTGATACTGAATCCTCCACACGTGCCCGGGCTTGATGTCCGCCAGTTCCATCCCTCTCCAATCCGTCCCCTTCTCTCAATCCGCTGTTCCGATCCGTCCCCTTCTCCCAATCCACTGTTCCAATCCGTCCCTATCCTCCCAATCCGTTGTTAAGCCGCGCCGGCACACCATCCGTCGCGATCGGCGACTGCCCACTAGCCAGGATAGTCGTCAAATCCAGCCACGGCAGATACCGCCCGACAATCGACCAGATCAGCTCATCCGGCATCGACAGTGCCTTGAAGCGCACGATCGCATCCGCCACGTTTTTTAAATCCGCCGCCGACGTCGACGCCTTGTTCTTCCACTCGATCTCGTACTGCAGCCCGGGCGGGAAGATTCCATGCAGCAGCCACTCGCGCTCCAGCAGCGGCCTGACGAACTCATCCTCGGCCCATTGCGTGATCTGATCGAGTGCCCGCTCGTATTGCGTCAGCTTCTGCTCCAGAATGTCGCGGTTCAGGTCTTTGCCGTATCCGATCAGCGCCATCGGCGTCGGCGAGGCCGTCCACCACGTCTCGATGTGGTGCACCACATCGTCGATCTCGCTGAGTTTGGCGTCACCCTGGATGACCTGCACGCTGCCCGGCTTGTTCGTGAACAGATCGGTCACCGCCGCGAATGGATTATCGAGCGCAGCCTTGTTGTGTTCTTTGTAGGCTTCCAGCGCCGCCCCGTCCGCGCCCTCGACGACGTGCAAAAACTTCATTCCAGCGCGCGTCTTGCGCCGCACGGCAATGTCCATCTCGCCTTCGCCAACACGTTTCCAGGCTGATACCGCCGAAGCGAACAGCGGCCGGCCGTACTTCCGTTTGGTGCGATGCCCCCACCGTGCATGGATGATCTGCCACTCGGCGAACCAGATCGCGTCGAGCGGAGCCTCCACGATCGCGATCGGATTCTCGGAATACCAGAACGCGCGCAGCGGGTCTGTGAATTGATCCGTCCGATCCGTGTTGCGCCGCATGGCCAGCGTCGGCTTGCGGGTCACCAACGCGATCTCGTCCGCCGCGCTCACGCCGACTTCCAGTAGCGAATCCCCCTCGATGAAGCACTCACGCACCCAGTCGTCGAGTGTCGTTTCGACCTTCAGCCGATCGGCCATCGCCTGCGCCACGTCGCCGGCCGTGTGGTGATTCTGGACCTTGACTGTAAAACTTCCCCTCACCACGTCGCGCGCCAGGGTATTGATCGCCCCCTCGCACCGTGGGTCTTCCTCGTACATCCGGTTGCAGATGTGCACCAAATCTTTGCGCTCGCGCTCGGCCTGAAAGCGTCGCGCCAGTTCGATCGGCTGCGTCGGCGGCTGCGGTATCTCGCGCGAAGTGATGACCGGTTCTGGCTCCTTGCGCCTGAAGAACTGCGAGATTCGTGCGGTCAGTGTCGGCATAGGTGTCTCGCATCACGCCAGTAGGCGCTTGAGCGCACTCTCAATCTCAGGTATATTTCGCCGCAGAGTCGGCATGATGATCGCGTATTTGCCCCCGTTCGCCAGCTCCAGCCATTTGCCATACTCCACCGTGTGCCCGTGCGACAAATAAATCGCGACCGCGTCCGCCGCCGCCAGCGCCGCGATCGAGAACAGCCCGCTGCGCGCATTGCCGGTGCGATCCTGCCACCGCGCATTGCGCCGCATCTCGTCCTGCATCTTCTGCGCGAAGAAATCGGCCAGCGTCTTGATCGCCGCGATCGCCCGGGCGCCGTAGCGCTCCATCGCCCGTCCCAGCTCCTTCGGCGGCACGATCCAAATGATTCCGGTGTTCATTCTCCCGCCTTCATCCCTCATCCTTTATTCGACCGCCTGCGCCTCGGCCATCGTCGCCGCGCGCCGATTCGGACGGATGAATGTCACCTCGTATAGCACACTGTTTAGCGTGAAGCGATCGGCCGGCTGAATGTCGAGCGTCACGTCTCCGAGAATGACCACCGTCATCGTCGCCTGCTCCGCCCCAGCGCTGGCCGCCAAACGCGCCTGATTGCCGGAGCGCGCTACGCGGACCGTCTGCGCGGCCAGTGTCGTCGCCCCGCGCCGGAGCGCGATGCTGACCGGATTGCCATCCCGCACCGCCGTGAAATCAGCCCGCATCCTCGTCCAGTCATCCGCCGTCATTCCCATCCGCCTTCATTCTCCCGATCCGCTGCCTTCTGACTACTGCCGACTGACTACTTCTCCTACCGACAATCCGCATAACCAGCAGCCATCTGCCTACTGTCTGCTGACTACTGCCCCTCTAACTACTGCCCATCTGACTACTGTCTACTCCGTTATCGTCAGCGTCCCGACGTAACCCTTCACCGCCTCACGGTATCGCGCCAGGTAGCCATCCGCCTGCTTCTGCGTATCCCGCGCGATGCTCTCACGCGTCACCCGCTCATCGCCGATCTGCTCCGACGTGAGTGCCCCCGCTGCCACATTGGCCTGAAAACTCAGCGTGATGCTCTGCGCCAGCAGCAGGATAATCGCCGCCTCGCGCTCGGTCATCTCCGCATAGGCCCCCTCCGTCTCGAAGTGGCCCGCGCCATACCACAACTCGCGGGTCATCGTGTAAGTCGGCGTTGGCGTGATGCGCAGCGTGACGCCTTCGATGTTGACGAACTCTTCGAAGCCAGGCGAGATCGGGATCAGACCATCCGATGAGATGACCAGCGTCGGATCGTGGTGTGTCAGTGATTGCAATTTTACAAACTTCACTAGGTCATCCGGCAGCGCATAAGTCGCCGTGCCGCTCTGGATCGCCAGCGACGTCACCTTCATCCGCGTCGCCGCATTGTTAAAATCCGCGACGGCATCCCGGATCGCCTGCTCATACTGGCCATCGCCGGGCACACCGCCGCGTGCTGCCACGGAATTCTGAAGTCTGGCTTTGAGAGAGTTGAGCTGTATCATCGCCACCCGCTTAATAGAACGCGCTATCAGCCGCGGTAAAAAATGCTTCCGCCGACGCTGTGACCGCTCCACTTCCCTCGAACCGATACGACCACGCCGGCGGCCAAACGCTATCGATTGCCTCAACCACAACGTCGACGTGATAACGTCCAGCCGAATCTCTCACCAGCTCCGTATCCGTGAGATACACATAGGTCACCTCAGTGCCATTCGGCTTCTGCAGAAAAAATGTAACCGTCGTCGGATCGGTCGGCGTGCCGTTCACCGAGAACGTCACCGAGCAGCGCACTTTTTGTTTGACCGGGTACGAATTCGCCATTGCCTACACCACTCTGACTTCTGATGACTGACTACTGCCATCTGACGACTGACTACTGCATTCTGACTACTGCTACCCCGTCACTTCCTCCAACACCGCCACACCGATAGCCACATCACTCAACACAGCGCTTCCGAGCGCGACATCCATGATGATCGCAGAGCCGCCCAGGCCGGTGATGAATGTGCCCACCCCGACTGCCATTGCGCTCTGCGCGATCGGGTTACCTGAGCCGGTATAGAACAGCGTGAAGAATGTCCCTGATCCGGCTGCTGTCGCCGCACCACCAGTCGGAGCACCCGAGCCAATGTAGACCGGCGCCGAGAACGTTCCGACGCCGGTTGCTGTCGATGCGTCTGCGGCTGGGCTGCCAATTCCAACGTAGGCCGCTGCGGTGAACGAGCCTGCGCCACTGGCCGTCGCCGCGTCTGCAATCTGCGCTCCCGATCCAGTGTAAACCGGCGCAACGAATGTTCCGGCGCCCGAAGCCGTGGCCGCATCCGCGGTCGGCGCTCCGCTTCCTGTGTAAACCGGTGCAGTGAATGTGCCGGCGCCGGATGCCGTCGCGTTGTCTGCTGTCGGGCTGCCCGATCCGACATAGAGCGCCGTGGCAAAGAAGCCTGTGCCGGTTGCGGTCGATGCCTCCGCGGTCGGCGAACCCGATCCGGTATAGACCGGTGCAACGAATGTCCCAGCGCCCGAGGCCGTTGCCGCGTCCGCTGTCGGCGCTCCGCTTCCTGTGTAAACCGGTGCAGTGAATGTGCCGACGCCGGTTGCCGTCGCATCGCCTGCGGTCGGGCTGCCCGATCCGACATAGAGCGCCGTGGCAAAGAAGCCTGTGCCGGATGCAGTCGCATCTTGAGCGGTTGGACTACCCGATCCAGTGTAAACCGGAACCGTGAACGTGCCCGCGCCGCTGGCCGTGGCCGCATCCGCGGTCGGAGACCCTGATCCGGTGTAAACCGGAACCGTGAACGTGCCCGCACCGCTGGCCGTTGCCGCGTCCGCAGTCGGAAACCCTGAGCCGGTGTAAACCAGAACCGTGAATGTTCCCGCGCCACTAGCCGTCGCCGCGTCCGCAGTCGGCGAACCCGATCCAGTGTAAACCGGCGCAACGAATGTGCCCGCGCCACTAGTTGTGGCCGCGCTTGCGATCGGAGACCCCGAGCCAGTGTAAACCGGTGCAGCGAATGTGCCCGCGCCGCTGGCCGTGGCCGCGTCCGCGGTCGGCGATCCACTTCCCGTGTAAACCGGTGCAACGAATGTACCCGCGCCGCTGGCCGTTGCCGTGCTTGCAGTCGGTGAACCCGATCCAGTGTAAACCGGTGCCGTGAACGTGCCCGCACCGCTGGCCGTGGCCGCGCTTGCAGCAGGAGAGCCAGACCCGATGTAGTTCGGGGATACAAATGTGCCAAACCCGTAAATTTCCCACTGCGGGCCATTTCCTGAGCCGCCGACTGTGAATGATCCATTGTTTGCATTGCCGGAATCGTCCGCGACGGTTGTACCCGATCCCTCGTTGAAGTGGTATAAACCCTTCGTGTTTGAATCTGTTGTAAATGGATAAGGCGGAACAGTGTACGATGCGCCAGTGTACCGCAGCGAATTGGACACCCGAAACTCATCGAGCCATCCAATCCACTGACCTTGCGGCCAATCGAGTGCGTGTTTCTCGCCGCCGAGGGCAAAGAACTTGTTATACGTGGATGGGTCAGAATCAGATGCAACATGGACATCCCCAGAGGGACCACCGGCCTGCACCGCCTCGCGCACTCCATCGACGTAGACTGCTATATCGCCTGATGAGCGCTGTCGTGTGATTGCGATGTGATGTCTCTTGCCGTCTCGTAGATCAGTCGTGCCGATGATCGTCCTCTGGCTACCAACGCTGTTCTCGACGCCAAATGTAACTTTCCCTGCCGTCATCGCGACGCCAAAGTCGCCGCCCGAACCGACCGATCCGATCAAGTCCCGGTCAACGATAATCGGGCTGTTGATCCAACTATAATTCGCACCGGCGGTCGCTGTCCCGTCTTGCAAAGTGGGCGATGGCCGGACGAATAGCTCGATTGTGAAGTCGCCCTGTCCAACGTTGATCGCATCAGCCACGTTGCATGGGATGTAGATCTTGTCGACATTGCTAGAGTTGCCGCCGCCGTACACTCGTAGGCCAAATTGTGCGGGGATTGTAGCTGCGCCAGCGGTTGGAGAACCCGAGCCTGCATAAACCGGAGCCGCGAACGTGCCCGAACCGCTGGCCGTCGCTGCATCTGCGGTCGGAGAACCGGAGCCAGTGTATAGAGTCGGAGCCGTGAACGTGCCCGCGCCACTAGCTGTGGCAGCATCTGCTACCGGCGTTCCCGCACCGGTGTAGACCTCGAGCGCCTTGATAGCGAGCAGGCCGATCGCGATCCGTCGTCTGACTACAAAGGACACTTCTTATTCCTCACAGAACAGCTTGGGTCGAACATTCACTCCGGCCGGAGCCGTGCAGCGAATCGCCACACGGCCGCCGCCAGCAATCTCGAAATCGCATGCCTTCTCGAACCCACCCTGCGGGTGCACTTCCATCACGTCCAAGATGTCCGTCGTCGTTGGCTCGGTGCTAGTCGCTGAATGAGACGCCGACGACAGGATCGTTTCGGCGACCGGCTTGCTCTGTGTCAAGGTCAGGGCCGTCATCGTTCCCGCCGCAGTCTGCCGCACCAGCTCGACCTGAACCGGCTCGTTCGTCACGGCGACACCATCGAACGACACTCCCCACCCGATCACCGCGATACGGTGATTGGTCGGAGCGAGCACCTGAACTACGGTTCGGACGGTGGCCGCCGTGAGAGCAATCTCTGTGGCCGGAATCGCCTGAAAGAATATTCGCGCCATGATGACCTCTACAATCTGCGCGATGGACGCACAAGCCTGCGCCGCACCGGCAGAATAACCCCGGTTGGGGTACGAGTCACTCCGCTACTCCACGTTACCGTCAGCTCGGCAGATAAGGTAGGTCCACCCGAGTAGTCCCGCCATTCCCAATAGTTCCCGCTGGCCGCTCCGGAATTGCGCCAGGTCAGCCCGATGTGGCCGGCAAACCCCACCTGATTGACAATCTCCTGAACGATCGAAACGAGCGATGGTGAGGTATGATTCGCCCCATTCGTCCAGGAACTATCTGCAACAGTGGCTACCGTGCGTGCCTGGTGATCGCTGACTCGATGAGTGAGGTCTGATCCAGAGAAGACATTCAGCGTCGTGACCAGGTAGCCCCACCATGCCCCCGTGATCGCGCCACCGTTATCCGCTCCATTCCGCACGAACATCGTCGCCGTCAGGATCGTCGCGCCCTGCGGGATGCCGGTTGACAG